ATTCAGAGGAATTGGACCATCACTGCGTAACACTTCGATCAAATATGAACCTGAAGCTGGTGTTGCTGAAGAACCTGAAGCATTTACAAATTGAATTGTTAAAACGCCATTAGCAGAAACATAATCATTTGCAATTACGATTCCAGCTGTTTGCGCTCCACCATTAAAAGAAACATTTGTAATATCAGTTGTCAACAAACCAGGTACTGAAAAAGTTTGTGAAGACGATGTTCCACTAACAGCTGTTGGTGTTAATGTCGGGTTAGCCAAAAAATAGTTGTTTACGTTTCCACGTAATATTGTGGTTGAAGGCATGATTTTTTCCTTTGAAAAACGATTAAATTGTACTGTTAAATGTAAAAAAAGCCACCCTTTTTGGGGGTGACTTCTCCTATGGTGTCAGCCCCGATTAGCTGAAATCGTAACCATACACATATACATCGCCTGTACCAGTTGCGCCTGACGCAGTTGTTACATCAACGTATAAAGTTTGGTTTTGATAAGACAAGCTGGTTGAGCTTGAATCAACATAAGCAGTTCCCAACACGGATGTTGAAAGAGCCGCAATTTGAGCAGTAGTCAAAGCTCCAAACAAACTGGATGGTGAACCAGCGTTTGTAGTTGTGATACCTAAAGCTGTAGTTGTTGACAAAGATACAACTGCACCAGCGTTATTCACGTTGGTAACAATCATTTCTTTTGGCAAATAAGCAGTTGAGTTAACAACTGGTACTGGCGTAAATGCTACAGCATTAAGGTTAACGCCTTTGGCTACACCGATAAGACGCAACGCTTGATTCGTTGTGACATTACTTGGGTGTGCCGATACTGTGGTTGCTGGTCCTGGATTACTCATTTTGTATTTCCTTTAGGTTGATTAAGCGGCAATACGGCAAGACAACTCAGGATAGAGTGGTGCCCATCCGTACAGCACATCAAGACGTGTTGGGATTGAATCGTTGTTAATTGTGTACTGACGTACTACACGCATTGACAAACCGACTTCTTTATCACTAGCACGACCAGCGAAATGTACGCCTTCAGGCAACTCAAGGTCAGCTACTGCAAGCGTGAACGCATTGCGGTGCATCATGATATTTTGTGGAGACAAAGTACCTGTGTTGTTGAATGGAGTAATTGCCGCTGTTGTAGAAGTTGAACCGATGATGATACTGTTTTGGAATTGACCGCCAGTGATAATTGCTGGAGAAACCTGAACAGAAGCACCGCCTGTACCAACAGAAGTTGTACTCATAACAACAAAGTTGCGTAGTTTGCCTGAGCCGTATGCTTGACGGTTTTGTGGGTTGGTCGCATATACACCAGCAATCTGAATCACATCACCAGCATTCAATGTAGCTGTGCTAGACGCTGTGTTGATTGTGATTGTGGAAAATTGTGACCAGCCACTTGTCAACGAACCCGTGAAAGTTGTTGTGTTGGTTTGAAGTGAAACGCCTGAGTAAGAACCAAAAGTTTGTGACACAACGTTTTGGTCTAATTTCCAATTAACCCCTGCGCTGTCCCTGCCCATCAGCCCCTTGCGGTATTGCTCACCGATCGCTTCTTGTGGCACGAACAAACCTTTTAAGCTGTCAACGATTGTTGCGCTTGTAAAGGGTTCGATAATACAAGAACGTCTGCCATCACGTGGTGCGCCTTCAGCGTCAAGATAAGCACCCGCTGTCAAAAATGTAATCAATCCTGTTGGGGGCGTACCAGCAACACCAACGATATTAGCTGTGTTGTACAACGCAGTATTCAAACCGTCTCTGTCAATCTTGTTAGCAATAGCGGCAACAGCTGGTTTCAATACACGATCACTAAACATATCTAAAGATAATGCAAGGTCTTGTGTAGTAAATTGCGTGTCTACGTGGAATTGCGTGGAGAGTGTGACAGGTACGCTTGTTTCGTTGAAGTCTTCTACATTAAGCGCTGGACCAGTAGTACCAATAAAACGACCAGGTCTGCGGACGTTCACAGTATTACCAATCTTTGCCCCGACAACCGCAAACTGGTCATCGTAATTTCTGTCGACCTCTGATGTAAAGGTCAACTCGTTTTCTAGCACCATGAGTGCTTCATTGGTGATTTTCGATATCGTCAATAAATTATTTGACATGATTATTTCCTATGAAAAATTGTTTGTTACCGTTACTTGATCTTACCAGCTCTGCGTGATTCTTTCCATTGCTGATATGTACCGTGGAATTGACCGTTTGAATCAACTCTCACATCAGCTACGGTTGAACTCGCTTTCAATGGTTTAATCGGTGCGGGTGCGTTCGATTTTGTTGCGACAGGCTTTGTGGGTTCGTCCTTACGTTCAAACCGTGCTTCCAATCTACCAATTTCTCTTAATGCGGCTGTTACGGACTTCTTGGACAATGCTTCAGCAACTTCAGGGTTTTCAGCAAGATGATATAAGATTCTTGGTCCAACATCACTTTCAATGATTGCATCCCTTACTTGGTCACTTACCGTCAATTCTGAGGATGAAATTACATCTTCATAATCGGGTATCTCAGCTTTAGCCTCTGTTTGTCGCTTTTGCCATGCTTCAATTACTGTTGCACGTTCAGCGGCAATCTTTGCCTCTGCTTCAGACCGTTTCATTTGCTTAACAGCATTTTCAGCAGACCATTCACTCAGCGCTTTTGCATATTCAAACGCATCTGCAAATTGTGACGGTTGAGGTTCTGCGTCTGTGTCAAATGTCTGTGTAGGACTATTGGCTTTTTTCAGTTCCTCAATCTGCCTTTCAAGATCACTAGCCCTTTGACGCTCACGTTCAGCTTCCTGACGTGCCATATCTCTGGCTTTAGTTACCTCATCGAACCGCATTTTGACTTTGGGATTAGGCTTTCCATCCTCTGTCGTTTTAGGTTCGTCATCTGCCTTTGGTTCACTCGCCTGATTTGTGTCTACTGGCTCTGTTGGAGTATTCTCGACAACAGCCTCAGTAGGCGTTTCAGTTGCTAAACCAAGTTTATTGGCATAAAACTCACCTGAATTTTCGCTGGTGATTACATTACTTGCTTCTCTATCAGCCATGATTTCTCAAGCTCCGATTTTGTGCTGGTGTGCCTCACCAGTAAGGTTTAGGGCAATATAACCCGAAATTACTCAAGCGTCAAGCGTTTTGAGGTTGATTTGCCTCAACATCAGCATTGGCTTTTTGTTCGTTCTTGCGTTGTTCTTCGTTTTCAGATTTGAGTTTTTGCTCTAAACGCCTTGTATCCATGTGATGTAACAACAAATCCGTGAACGCTTCAATTTCAATTTTGTTTTGAGCTGTAGTAGCACGTGTATTTTGATCGTCAACTTTGACTTGAGCCATTGTTTCGACTTCATGCGCTTTGTTAGTTTGACGCATCAATTCTCTGCTGGTTTCAGCTTGTTCTTGCATTTGTTTGACGCTTAAACCGTATTTCAGGTTCATTTGCATAACCTGAAGTTGCTGTTGTAGCTGTTGAATTGTCTGCTGACTTTGAGCCAGTTGCATTTGTACTTGAGGCGGCACGTTAGACTTGTCATCAATCTGAGCCAACGGATTTGCGGCGGCAAGACGGTCTGCGATGATGTCAGAACCAGGAAAATCCATGTTGCGGAACAACAAATCACCAGCAGTTTGAAGTAATGCGGGGTCAGCCGTAAAAAGACCCATCATCATTTCTGCGCCTTCCTGGCGTTTAGAGTTAAACCCTGGACCAGTATCCATCACAACGTCATATTCACCCACGGTGACATCGTTTAGCACTTTTTCGATGCCATTTTCGTCCTGACCTCTTTGATTTACCGTAACCAAATCGGGTTTACCGTCTTCACCAATGATGCGCACAACACGCTCTTTGTCATAAATTTTGGGTATTAAATCCAATATTACCTTACCCGTCCAGCGCAAAGACCTTGTGAAATTGTCGTAATAGTGGAAATTCGTCATGTCGATCTGCTGTTGCTGACCTTGTAACGCTTTTCCTGAAATGTTGCCTGTTGGTAGCTGATTTGGGTCAAATACGCCCAAAACATTCTTCAGATCATTGTTAATGACCTCCATCGCACCCATTACGCCTGTTGGTGGTGGCTCAGGTTGTTGACGAATTGGCGGTGGGGCGGGCATTCCGTCAATGTCTTTTTGCTTGTAGCGCAATACTGGGTACGCTTTAATATTGGCGTTTGCCCATTCTTCTGTGTGCCCTTCGTCTTGTCCTTCAGCAAGCAACCATTTTGCTTTAGGTGCAAGTGCAACTGATTCTGTTAACGCTGTAGTCCAAAAGTTATACATGCGTTGGGGGTCTTTAGCCATTCTGACTAGCCCGTACTTTTTGCGTTTGTTCTCAACTATCAGCTGTTGACCATACACAGGAATGATTGGGATGTATTTACCAGCCCAAACGCCTTCCTCAAGTATTTGCATACCCGTTAGCTTGCACCAATGAATTGTTTTACGTAATGTTTCTCTTGAATCGACAACGTAAGGCTTTAATTCTTTAGGCAATTTGTCTTCATAAAACTTTTGTCCATCAGCCAATAGTAACAATTTGACTTGTTCCCGCTTGGTGTAAAAGTATTCAGCTATACGAATATCCTCACGCATCACCCAATCAGGGTTTGAATCGCCCGTACCCCTAGTGTTGAACCCAGCTCCGTCTGTTGCCGCTCCAGGATACATAGATTTAAATACGTCTTTCGAGATTACCTCTGTAATCATGCACTTTTCAGCGTCAGAACCATCAGGCATTACGCTGTTTGGGTCAAAATAAACGGTGAAAGGGTTTGTAATCTGCTTAATGTAGATGTCTTGGTCAAACGAATCTTCGCTGATGTAATCGGTAACAATCCTCCAATAACCCCAGCCCATACGCACTTGAAAATCGTTTGCGTTGTCATAGGCTTGGTCAGCGTCAGATTGAACCTCAATATGCCTGAATATGCCTGAAATGATGTCTGCGACCTTTTTGTCTGAATCGTTGTTCATCCCGTGGCATTTCATACGAGGTTTTTGTTGACGAATCTGATTAGTGATTTGCCTTACGTTGGGGTCAATCTTATTGATTGTCAGGCAAGGTCTTGCTTCTAATGTACGACTGTTCTGAATCTCAACAGGCCATTGGTCTCCAGCGGCAAATTTAAGGTCTTCAAGCGCCTCTGAACGGTTGTTGGAATCAGCGTCTGAAGCAAGTCTAAGATACTCTTGCGCTTCTGTTATACGCTCATCAAATTCTTCAGCTGTGTATGTACTTGCCATAATCATCCCATCCAACTTGTAGGTATTTGCATCGTTGCTTTTTGTCTAATAGGTTTTTTAGGTTCGTTTATCATCAGCCCAATATACCTAAAGGCATCAGCACCATGACTGTATTGATCGTGTAGAGGCGTTTTGCTGAACATTCCCGTCTCAGGGTCTACCTCGTAGCGATAATGTCTAAGGCATTGT